TTTGTATTCATCCTGATGTTCAAAATCAAGAATACAATATCACTTCTTGGTTTGTGAGTCGTTGTATCAAAAAGTTTCGTAAGGAAGCAAAGGTAAAAGTAATACTTTCTTATGCTGATTCTTCTCGTCACAACGGAATTATCTACCGTGCTTGTAATTTTAAGTATTATGGATTGACTGACCCAAAAAAAGACTTTTATTATGCTGATGGAACTAAACACTCAAGAGGGAGTGTTAAAGGTGTTGAAGGAGAATGGAAAGAAAGAAGTAGAAAACACAGATACTTAATGATATTTGACAAAGATCTTCAAAAAAGATTGACATGGAAAGAACAACCATGTTAAAATAAAAAATGGTGATATTGTACCAAACCCCTTCCGTGTGACTTCAGAACCTCCGATTTTTCGGGGGTTTTGTTGTATGCTAAATAATCATTAACGGAAATCTATAAAAATTATACAAATGGGTCTCTCAAGATTAGATAATTTTCTGAAGAATGTTCGTGGCAACTTACTTTATGTTGATCCTAACAGTATTGATGCCACTGATGGTATTGAAAACCAGGGAAATAGTTTAACTCGTCCATTCAAAACAATTCAAAGAGCTTTAATTGAAGCAGCAAGATTTTCCTATCAAAGAGGTTTAGATAATGATAGATTTGCAAAAACAACGATTATTTTATATCCTGGAGACCATCTTTTAGATAACCGTCCTGGATGGATTCCAGATGGTGCGAACAATTTTATCAAAAGAAGTGGAGAGACCACAAGTGATTTCTTATCTTGGGATTCATTAACAAACTACAATTTAGCAACAGAGAACAACGCACTATACAAACTTAATTCAGTCTACGGTGGTGTAATTCTTCCAAGAGGAACATCCATTGTTGGAATGGACCTTCGTAAAACAAGAATTCGTCCTACTTATGTTCCAAATCCAACAAACGATAATATTGAAAGATCGGCAATTTTCAGAGTTACTGGTGCTTGCTATCTCTGGCAATTTACCATTTTAGATGCAAATCCAAATGGAAACTGCTACATTGATCATTCACCAAACCTTTATGTTCCAAACTTTTCACATCATAAGTTAACTGCTTTTGAATATGCTGATGGTGTGAATAACGTTCATATTGATGACGCTTTTATTAATTATTCGACAGATAGAACTGACCTTGACATGTATTATGAAAAGGTTGGTTTAGCATATGGAGATTCTACTGGAAGACCAATTAGTCCCGATTATCCAAGTTCTGGTGTTGACATTCAAACAGTTGTCGATGAATTTCGCATCGTAGGTTCTAAGGGAGCCGCTGTTGGTATTTCAAGTATTAAATCCGGAGATGGTGTAAGTGGAACAACTGATATTACAGTCACCTTAACAGAATCACTTCCCGGATTAAACGTAGACACTTCAATTCAAATTAGTGGAGTAAGTTCGCCAGGTTACGATGGGCAATATACTGTTGCTGAAGTATTGAATTCTACCCAAATTCAGTACCAAGTTCAAAACATTCCCGCAGATGTTCTTCCATCAAGTGCTGGAGCAACTTTAAACATTTCAGTAGATACAGTAACATCAGCATCTCCATATATCTTTAACATCTCATTGAGATCTGTGTATGGACTTTGTGGTTTGCTAGCAGATGGAGATAAAGCATCTGGATTTAAGTCTATGGTTGTTGCTCAGTTCACCGGAATTGGATTGCAAAAAGATGACAACGCTTTTGTAAAATATAATTCAATCGCAGGACAGTATGAAGATTCCACTTCAATAGTAGATTTACATACAAATTCACAGTCAAGATTTAAACCAGAATATGAAAACTTCCACATTAAAGGAACCAATGATGCATTCTTGCAGTTGGTTTCAATCTTTGCTATTGGTTATGCTAAGCATTTTGAATGTGAAAGTGGTGGAGACGTTTCTATTACAAACTCAAACTCAAACTTTGGAGCAAAAGCACTTAATGCTGTAGGATTTAAACGAGAAGCATTTCCAAGAGATGATATTGGATATGTGACACACATTATTACACCAAAAGAAATTGAAAATAATGAAGTAACATTTGAATTTAATTCAATTGACGTTGGAACAACTGTTGGCGTTGCTTCGACAAATAGACTTTATCTGTATAATGAAACAAACGAAGATTTACCACCAGAAACTGTTCTTGATGGATATCGTGTTGGAGCACGAGCAAACGACACCATTCACGTTTTAATTTCACAAACTGGTATTGTAACTCAGTATTCGGCAAAAATTATTATGCCCAATACTCAGTACACTGCAGATGAAACTGATTATGAAAAAATATTTACCGTTGGAAGAAATGTAGGAATTAATAGTATTGGATTAAGTGGAAGTAATATTATCACTTTAACTGAAAATCATAGTTTCTTAAGTGGAGAATCAGTTCGAGTTATTAGTGATAATGGACATCTTCCCGATGGAATTGTTGCAAACCAAATTTATTTTGCAATTACTGATGGAACCCTTACTTCAAATGAAATCAAATTGGCAGCAACACTGAATGATGTTATTTCAGAAAATGAGATTCAAATTAATACCAAAGGTGGTGTCTTACAAATTGTCAGTAGAGTATCCGATAAAAACTCAGGAGACATTGGACACCCAGTTCAATTTGATTCAAATGTTGAACAATGGTATGTCAATGTCGCAACAGCAGCTTCAGAAAATAGCATTTATCCAACTATAATTGGACTTGGGACAGCAAATCTTGGTGATGCAACTCCAAGAACATATTTGACAAGAACTCCAGATAATCGTATTCTTGATGACACAATTTATCGTATTAGATATGTAATTCCAAAAGATGCAATTACTCTTGCAAGACCACCATTAGAGGGTTCCATCATTCAAGAATCTAATAATGTTATTGGCGCAGGAACTACAGAAATTCAAAAATATTTTAGTCCGACGCCAACTACAATTTCAAATTCCACCGAATTAAGAAATCCAAGATTTATTGCAGGTGCTGAATGGGATGGAACATATGCTCAAATTAAGACAGAAGTTCCACATAATCTTTCAGTTGGATCTCAAGTAGAGATTCAAAACATTATCAGTTCATCAAATCCTGTTGGTGTTGCAAACTCAGCATTCAACGGAACCTTTACTGTTGCGGGAATTAGCAGCACAAAAGTATTTACATATGAATTAGATACAAATCCAGGAACTTTCCAAAACAATACTTCAACGAGAAATCAAAATCTTCCATACTTTAAGAGAAAGAAAACATCAGCAACTTATTCAATCTACAAAGTAGAAGAAGTTCAACCATATATTCAAAATGTAAAAGATGGTGTATATCATCTTACAATTGTTAATCACGATAATCACCCAACAGTCGCACCATTTAGTGATCTTAAGTTTTCGCAACCAGTTAGAAACCTTTATCCACAAACAAACAGAGATCATCCACAATCAGATCCTAAAGCATCTGTTTGTTTTGCACTTCCAACACCAATTGGTCAAGTTGTTGTTGATGAACCACAAAATAGCATCACTAAAGAAACACTTCTAAAGACATTTGATGATTATACTGTAGGATTTGGAGTCACTGATATTGTTTCTACAACAGGAACATCTCATACTATTTTTACCGAAATTGATCACGGATTTGCTGGTATCGCAACAGTAAGTATTGTGTCTGGAGGTTTGAATTATGGATTTGGTCCTGGTAACGTAAGTCTTTACAACGCAAAATTAGTTGGTTTTGCCGGATCAACTACTGGTGAAAATGCAACTGCACTAATTACAGTAAATGGTTCTGGAACAATTACCAACGTTCAAATCATGGATGGTGGTAGTGCATATGGTATTGGAAACACACTGTCAGTTGTTGGAGTTGCGACAACTACTTCATTCTCTGCAGGTATCGTAAGAGTTGAATCACTCCAAAATGCTATTAATGACACTTTAACCATCACAGCAATTAGAGACTCTGAAGCAGAAAATTATAACACTCTTTATAAGATTGACTCCATAACTGTAGGTAAGTCAAAAGAATTGAATGTAACCTCTTGTGAAAGTATTTCTGGTTATTCAACGACCGGTATTGGAGTGACTACTTTACAGAGAACAGTTGCAACTGTAAATGGAAAAGCACTTGGCATTTCCACAATGATTTATAATGGTGTTACTGGAATTGCTACAATTACATTTAATACTACTCACGGATATGGAGTAGATAACAAATTGAGAATTGGTGGTGCAGATAATTCACGTTTAAATCGTGATTTTATTGTCAAAAAAGTTAATAATCTCACTACACTCACAGTTAATCCTGGTGTTACAACTGGTTCAACCTCAACAGGTGGTAACATTACAGTTTATAGGCATGATTTTTCATCTGCTGGTGGAGACTTGAGTGATGAGAATGAAAATACATCAGGAAGATTAATTCCAATTTATGCAGGAATCACTACTACATTAGGAATGTCTGTGTCCTCATCAACCACAAGCATTACAATTGATAATGCAAAAAATATTGGAATTCAACTTGGAGATTATCTGTTAATTGACGATGAAATTATGCGTGTGAGGTCAACAGTTGTTAGTAATAATGTAACAGTTTTTCGTGGTCTTCTTGGAACTCTTGGTGCTTCTCACCAAATCAATTCTCTTGTAACTAAGATTAAAACATCACCAATTGAATTTAGAAGAAATTCACTTATTCGTGCATCTGGTCATACATTCGAATATCTTGGTTTTGGACCTGGCAACTATTCTACTGCTCTTCCAGAAAGGCAGGATAGAATTTTATCTCCCATTGAAGAATTATTGGGACAAGCAACTAAAGTAAATGGTGGATTATGTAACTTCACTGGTATGACTGATACTGGTAATTTCTACACTGGCACCAAAAAACTGGTTGGAACTACAAGTAAAGAAGAAGTATTTGATGCTCCAATTTCAACTGTTACTGGTGAAGACATTTCCGTAGGTTCAAACAGTCTTGGATATAATACAATCAATCCACTTGAAGCTCTTGTAGATCGTTCAATTACAGTTTCTGGTGGACCTGATGGAAATATTATTTCAGAATTCAACGGTCCAGTTGTATTTAATCAAAAGATTACATCCACATCAGGAAAGGGAATTGAAGTTGGTTCCATGTTCATTAAGGGTGAAGAGGTAGTTTCCAGAAAATATACTGTAGGAGTTGGAACACCATCAGAATCAGGTAATCCTGGTGATGTTGTTTATAATTCAAACCCAACTTCTGGTGGGTATCTTGGATGGGTTTATGTTGCAGACAATAGATGGGAACCATTTGGACAAATTGCTAATGTAGGTGTCTTTACTTGATAAATAATAAAAAATAGAGGGGATAGTGAACCTCAAGGAGTAACCAATGGCTATTCAAAAAGATTTTATCATTAAGAATGGTCTTGAAGTTAAAAGTAATTTAATTGTTGCCGATTCTACAGTTGAAAGGGTTGGAATCGGCACCAGTGTAATGAATAATAAACTCCAAGTTCTTGGAGGTATTGGAGCAACAAATATTGCAGTTACAGGAATTGGAACAATTCCAACTCTTAGATCAACAAACGCTTATATTGACACAACATATTCAAACGCAGGTATTATTACATCATTAAGTGGTATTGGAGCAACTTATTCAATTGCTAATTTTGAAATAGTTGGTGTCAATACTCTTAATGCAGTTAGTGGAATTGTTACTACATTAAGTGGTTCAAATGCATATTATACAAATACATTTGTTACTAATGAATATGTCAGTAACATTTTTGGTGTATCAGGTATTGTAACAACATTAAATGGAACTACTGTTAGATATGATACTGCAAACATAGAAAATGGAAACATTGTTTCTGGTGTTGTCACTACAATTACAGGTACTAATCTAAATTATAGTGGCATAGGAACTATTACTACAGCAAAAGCAACTACATTATTAGCAAATACAGGAAACATTGTTTCTGGTGTTGTCACTACAATTACAGGTACTAATCTAAATTATAGTGGTATTGGTACAATTGCAACTTCTAAAGCAACTACATTATTAGCAACTGATGCATATGTTAACAGTGGTGTTGTCACTACAATTACAGGTACTAATCTAAATTATAGTGGCATAGGAACTATAGGTACTGCAAACATAGAAAATGGAAACATTGTTTCTGGTGTTGTCACTACAATTACAGGTACTAATCTAAATTATAGTGGTATTGGTACAATTGCAACTTCTAAAGCAACTACATTATTAGCAACTGATGCATATGTTAACAGTGGTGTTGTCACTACAATTACAGGTACTAATCTAAATTATAGTGGTATTGGTACAATTGCAACTTCTAAAGCAACTACATTATTAGCAAATACCGGAAACATTGTTTCTGGTGTTGTCACTACAATTACAGGTACTAATCTAAATTATAGTGGCATAGGAACTATAGGTGGAGTTAAAATTCAAACTGGAATTATAACTTCCTCCAACTCTGGAGTTGTAACTTATTATGGTGATGGTAGATATCTGCAAAACATTGTATCTGGCGTAGGAATTTCCACAGAACTTGGATTTGTTGGATTTGGTGCAACTATTCTCAATTTTGGGGGATCTGGAATTACTACAGTTACGGTTTCAAATGGAATTGGAACTATCTTTTTTGAAGGATTTGTTCCAGAAACTGTTGTGGGTGTTGTTACTGGATATGGACTTGATATTGTAGGAGTATCGACTCTCACTGCAAATAGTGATTCTCCTGCACTTGATATCACACAAACTGGAAGAGGACTTGGAATTCTTGTCGGAAACGAAAGAGCAATTTCTGTAGGTTCTGCAACAACCACAGGAACTCCAAGACAAATATTGCAAGTTAATGGTGGTGGTGGTGCTTATGTTGCTGGAGATGTTGCAATAGGTGTAACAAGAACAAATGGAGAAAAAGTAAGAATTGCTGGTGGTGCTATTATTACTGGAGTTACTACAGTTTCCAACGCAGCATCGTCAAGTGGAACAACAACTGGTGCCTTTGTTGTTACTGGTGGTGTTGGTATTGGAGGCAATATGAATATTGGTGGTGCTGTTGTTTCCAGTAGCACTGTCACTGCAACTCAGTTCATCAGAAGTGGTGGAACTGCTTCTCAAATTTTAATGGCTGATGGTAGTGTAGATTCATTCCCAGTCTCAGGTGATTGGTGGGGTGATAAGATACCACAAATTGGAAGTAATGGTGTAATGGAAATTGGAAGATATATTGACTTCCATTCAACTGATGCAACTACTTCAGATTTTACATTTAGATTTGATAATAGTTCAGATGGAAATATGAGTTTCAGTGGAAGCTTAAGTGTAAATGGAAACATCACTGCTTCAGGAACAGTCACTGCAACTTCTGATGAAAGACTCAAAACAAACATTAAAACCATAGATAATGCACTTGAAAAGGTTCTTTCTATTCGTGGTGTAGAGTATGATAGAATTGATCTTGAAGAGCATCAGATTGGTGTGATAGCACAAGAAATTGAAAAGATTATTCCTGAGGTAGTTTATGGGGATGAAACAAAATCTGTTGCTTATGGCAATCTTGTTGGATTATTGATTGAAGCAATTAAGGAGCAACAAGAAAGAATTGAAAAATTAGAACGAATTTTACATAATAAATAAATTACAAATGATTATGAAGTATGGCAATTTTAGGTTCAAATTTCTTATCTGGGTGTGGTAGTATTCCAAATTTCATTGCAACTGGAAGTCGCATGGTTTTTGAGCAGACTAATGCGCCTGGACACAACCCGCCTGCTGCGCCAACCAGTTGGACAAAAGAAACTAATGCTGCCTTTAATGATGTAGCACTCAGAGTAGTTACAGGACCAGCAGGTTCTGGTGGTGGATTACCATTCATAAGTGTTTTTCCAAATAGTCCAAAAGGATTATCTGGTGTTCCTCTTGCTGGACCATCAAATTTACAGGTTGAAGCATCAGGACCCATTCTTGCACTTCAACCTTCTCCAGCTGCTGTAAGTATGACGGCAACGCCTCTTTCTACTCCGCAAATGATTTCACATACTCATCCATATCAACAAAGAGCTACAGGACAAAATCCTAATGCGGCTGGACAGTTATCAACCAGAACGGCTGATGCTACCACTAATCAAACCCCAATTCCCTCATCGAGTAGTTACGGCGGTGGTATCGGACATGCTCATGGAATTCAAGACCAGGGTCATGCTGGTCACCCAGTTAATCCTGGTAGTCACGGTCATGGTGTTAATCCTGTAAATCATACTCACCAATTTTCAATGACTGCAAGAGATTTTCGTCTCTTATACATGGACGTTATAATTTGTACTAAGAACTAAAGTAGAAACCAATGGCAACTCTCACCAATAATAGTTTAGACAATTGCACTTCAATACCTGATTTTATTCCTGCAGGAACGAGAATGGTTTTTAGTAGTAGTACTGCTCCATCCAGCTGGACAAAAACTACAGATCATAGTAACAAGGCACTTAGATTAGTCACTGGGCCCGTTAGCCCTGGAGGATCAACCGTATTCTCAACTGTTTTTCCTGATCAGTTCGACAAACCAGTTGCTGGCAGTATAAACTCAGTTGACTCTGCTGATACATTTCAGGGAGCAACCGTTCCGGTGCAAGCAACAACAGGTTCTTTTGATGCATTTCCAACATGGATTATTCAACCAGTAACAATAGATGAACAAGAAACAGCTATTCATAATCATTCTTATAACCGTCGAGCTCCTGGTACTAATACTGCCGGTCAAACCGGACCTACACAATGTATTAAAGATAATATAGAACCAATTTCATTTGGTGGCTCTGGTGCTGGTGGAAGTCATGCTCATGCATGGCCAACCCCGGCGCAAGCATCGAAACCACATAATCATCCATTAAGTGCCCAACCACATTCGCACGGTGTTTCACCGCAAGGACCACATTCTCATGGATTTACAACAACAGCACAAAACTTTAAGATTAAGTATGTTGATGTAATTGTTTGTAGTAAAAATTGATTATACATAAAAATAAGAGGTAGTTAAAAAAATGGCAGTTTTAGGATCAACAACTCTTACTGGTTGTGAATACATCGAAGATTTTCTTGGAGGATATATTCCAGGAACTACCACCAGACCCATGTGTGTTTTTAATCAAACCACTCCATCCGTCAGTTGGACAAAAGTAACTAATTCTGCATACAATGACATTGCACTCAGAGTGGTTACAGGTGGCAGTGGTAATCAGATTTCTGGATCTACAGTATTTTCTTCGGTTTTAACTACAAAAAGTATAGGATTATCAATTAATCCCGCATCTGCAGGCGTGGGTTTTCAGCAAGCATCTGGAAATGTATCAGTAGGTCAAGCACATGGGTATTCACCAGGTCAAGGTTTGAATCTGCAGGGTGAGCTAGCTAATTTGCCCCCTCATGTTCATTCTTTTAATAGAAATCGTGCACAACCTGTTTTAGACGCAAACGTAGCACGAACAAATGCAACTTTAACTGGTCCCTTTAACTCTGGTTCCTCTGGTTCAAATGTTCAACATATACACACTGGCAACTGGGGACTTCATGCTCACGGAGTTACTAACTCAGCTACTCATGGTCATCAAATCACTGGATCACATTCACATACAGTCTCTGGGCCTCTAACTCAAGAAAACTTTGCAGTTCTTTATCGAGACGTAGTAATTGCAGAAAAGGACAAAAAACCATAATTTGACATTCGAGTAAAAATACATTATAATCTAATTGATAAAATAGTTGCCATGAATCAGAAACTTCTAACCAATAATTATCTTATTATTCCCAATTTCATTAACTCTCACAGAGCACGAGAACTTGGAAATGATTTTAAAGTTTATTCAGAATCAAAGAATAATGGTGGAGACTCACAAGCACCAAATTCCCAAGTTGATTATAACTACATTTCCTTTTTAGAATTACTTTGTGAGAAAACCCAGCAGGTATCTTCTATTTTGGAAGAAACTGTACTTCCAACTTATACATACTCAAGAGTGTATTATAATGGAAGTGTTCTTGAGAGGCATAAGGATCGTGATGCTTGTGAGATTTCACTTACTCTTCACTTGAATGGAGACAAATCCTGGCCGATTTCTATTCAAACTCCAAGTGGTGAAGAAAAATCGGTGATTCTGGAATCGGGAGATGCAATGATGTATCTTGGTACAATTGCAGAACACTGGAGAAATGCTTATGATGGAGACTATTACACTCAAGTATTTCTTCATTATGTAAGAAGTCGTGGTGATTGTGCCTATGCTTACTTTGATAAAATTAAAAATAAATCAGATTCTGAAGAACAGCACTCTGAAGTAACAGTCAAAGAAGAAATTAAAGAAGAAACAAAACAAACTAAAAAATCAATTGAGTTAATCGTGCCAAATCCCGCAAATACTTTAGAGCAATACATTCATGTGTTTGATGACATTGTTCCTAATGAATTATGTGATGAAATTTTAAGTGAGTATGAAAATAGTGGTGATTGGTCTGATAGTTTAGTTGGTGGAGGAGTTGTAAGTAGAGATACAAGAAATTGTGATCAGATTTTAATTTCGGGTCATGACATTATCTCAAAGAATTATGACAGAAGAAAGAAAATTGATGAAATGATTCACGAATCTGTACGAAAAGCAATTCATAAATACCACGAGTGTCATAAAGAGTTTGAAATTTCAATTGACACTGGTTATCAAATTTTAAGGTATCAAGAAGGTGGGTTTTATGTTCAACACACCGATTCCTTTAAAGAACAACAAAGATCAGTTTCTTGCTCTTTACATCTCAATAATGATTATGAAGGTGGTAACTTTGGATTTTTTGACAGACAAATGCAAGTTAGGTCAGGAAAAGGTTCCGCCGTAATGTTCCCATCCAACTTTATGTTCCCTCATGAAATTATGCCTGTTACAAAAGGAACTCGGTACTCTATTATTACTTGGTTAGTATGACAAACTATTATGTTAGAAAAGTTCTCGAAAGAGAACAAGTTGATTTAATTCAAAATCTACTCAAACATGCCGAAGAACACAATCTTTGGCATGATGGATTGAATAGTGGTGGAGGAACTTCTTCTACCAAATCCAATAAAGAACTTTCAGATCTTCAAATGTCAAAAACAATCAATGATTGTATTATGCAGTCATTAGATACTGACAGAGAATTTCTGGCATTTACTGCGGCAAAAAGCACAAACGTAAATATTATTTCAAAATCAGAGTCAGGTAATTATTACAATCCTCATTTTGATAATTGGGACAATGGAGATTTTAGCACCACAGTGTTTTTGAGTGACCCAAATACCTATGAAGGAGGGGAACTTTGTTTATTGCTTGGAACTGATGAAGAAAAACAATTCAAACCTGAAGCAGGATGGGCAGTAACCTATCCAACAGGAATCATGCACAGAGTAAATAGAGTTTTATCTGGAACAAGATATGTTTCTGTATTTTGGACAAAAAGTAACATTAAAAATATTGTAATGAGAAACATGAACTATCAATTAGAATTGATTATTCAAAACTTAGAAAAAAATTCAGATTCAATTCATCACACTGATTGCAAAGCAGCTTTAAAAGATCCTCTTTTTATTGCAAGAAATGTACAAAATGAAATTATTAGACATTACGGAGAATAAACAATGAGAATGAAACCTGGAAAGTGGTGCCCACTGATTAGAAAAGATTGTGTAGGTCTTAAATGTGCTTGGTTCATGGAAGTTCGTGGAATGAATCCAAACACTGGTGAAATGATTGATGAGTGGAACTGTGCGATTGCGTGGCTGCCTATGATGCAAATTGAGACATCACAACAAGCACGACAGGCAGGAGCAGCAGTTGAATCTTTCAGAAATGAAGTTGTAAGAAAAAATTCAGAAAATCAGCAACTTTATTTGAATTTTATGCAACAAGTTCAGAATAATACTCTTCCCGCAACTGTAACTCCACTTGATACTCCCATAAATATGTTAGAATCAGGATCCGATAATACGGAGGAAAGTAACTTATGAATGAGATGTTAATAATTGTTCCTATAGATGGAATAATATCAATAGATGGTCATCATTTATTGAGCATAGATTCTCAATACTTAGATTGGATTCCAGATGATGTTCATGCATTTCATTGGTATGTTGATAGAAATGAAGGTGAAATTCAATTTAAATGTCATCCTTTTGAACCTGAATTAAAAAAACCCAATGAAAGAGTAACTGAATTAGGTGTCTTTTCTCGGGCAATAACTGTTTTTGAAGAAGAACTTGAAAGAAGATCTTTAGCAGAAGCTGCTGAGATTGCTGCAGCAGAAGCAGCACGAGATTATTGGGCAGAACTAAGATCATTTAGAGGTAATAGACTTTTTATTTGCGATTGGACTCAATTACCTGGTGCTCCTATTACAGGCCGACAAAAACAAGCATGGGAAGTTTATAGACAAGAACTTCGTGATCTTCCAGAAAACATCACAGATCCTAAACCATTAGTATTGGATGAAAATCATCCAAGTTGGCCAGTACCCCCAAGTTAATCATGAGTTCAAATACTGAAAGTCTTTTACATCTCCTTCGACAATACGAAAACACAACTGAACAACAAGATGTTCCAGTTGAACAACCAGAAACTCCAAAAGTAACTGAGGTTGCTCAATCACAACAACAAATGGAACTTGAGTATTGTCCTCAATCAGTTCATTATTTTAGACATAAAAATTATCATTATCGCAGAGAAGTTGATTCTAACGGAATCGTTAATTGGGAACTTATTCATCATAATATCAGACACAAGATCGAAGACACTTATCAAATAAACATGTTAGAAAAAAGAGTTTCACATATGGTTAATTGATATAAAATTTTTGAGTTTCGTAATAAAATTAATGACTTTTGAGTATAATTTTTCATCTCATTCTATTGTTTCTCCTGGATATTTGCTCTGCGATGTTCCTCAATGCGTAAAGATAGAACTTCTTGATGCAATTGAAAATATTTCTAAAATAGAAGATGATTGTAGAGAAACTTTAGCAGGACACATCAATCAAGAATATTATCTTTCCATGGGAGATAATATTAAATACTTGATCGAAACTATGTCCGAAGAATATGATAAAATTTTTCTAAATGGAATATCTCCTTTTATGGATAATTTTTCTTATTCAAAAAAAGGAACAAATCCCCTGCAAGTAAAATATAATTTAACTAATTTGTGGGTAAATTATTCTAAAAAGTATGATTTTAATCCCATTCATTCTCATTATGGAATTTATTCTTTTGTGATTTGGGTAAAAATACCATACGATTTAAATGAAGAAAAAAAAGTTTATGATAAGGTGAATGGTAATAGTCAAACTTCACTGTTTAACTTCTATTACACTGATTTTTTGGGAAAAATACAGTCTATTCATTTGAATGTTGATAAAACTTGGGAGTGGAAAATGGTTTTTTTCCCTTCTCAATTAAATCACTCTGTACATCCTTTTTATACCAGTGATGATTATAGAATTTCTATTTCTGGTAATGTTGGGGCATCATCCTTTTAACCAGTTTATAAACCGTCCACGGACTCACCAAAATCGACTTGGTGGGTTTTATAGTAGATACAGTCAACCAAAAGGATCGCATGAGATTCTCCGCACTGGACAGATTCATTTTTGTCACATCCTTCGTATGGATGACTCATTGGGGTGTTAAAGTATCTGAGGTGGCACTGAACGCACTATTCTGATGCTTACACTCTACACTGAAGGGTACAATTACTCTAAACGTCGATGCGAACGTATTGTAAATTGGTTCATTTCTAAAGAACTTTCACGTTACAAACTTGAGATTGTTGTTAATCATCGAGGAATGATGCGTGATTATGTCTTTGGTTGGGTATATGTAACTGATTGTGACTGGAGACCTCGTGAATTTGAGATTGAACTGCACAATCAAATGACTCCAGAGCATTACACTAAGACCCTTCTACACGAACTCTGGCACGTTAATCAGCATGTTAAGGGTGCTTTAAGGGATAAGAGGGGAAAGAGGTACTGGAGGGGCATAAATCACTCTAATACAGACTATTCTGATCAACCTTGGGAACAACAAGCATTCATTATGGAGAACATTCTCTATGAGGAATACTTAAACTACTTGACAAACACCTCACAATCCCTATAAAATACCTTTGTGGGGTTTGAGATAACATTGTAACTCTAAAAACAAATGAAAACAAAGAAAAAGTTCATTAACGTCAAACCTAAAAGTTTCAAAGCAAAGAATCGTTTTGTGAATATCATGGGATCTTTTCATGCAATGGAAATTGAACAAGAAAAAGACAATATGTTCTTTCTCGTTTCACTGAATCGTCAATACTGTACTTGGGTTCCTAAGAATGGAAATGAACATTGGGAAATTGTAAAATGAAATCTTTAATCTTACTATCAATTGTTTTGTTTACATCTGGTTCAGTATTTGCAACAGAAAACATTACAATCAATGCAAACAAATTCTGTGCTGATGCTGTGAATATTCCTTATGCATCTGATAATTTTTCAGATTTTGAATGGGAACAATTTCAACAGTGTATTCGAATGTTAAGTGAATATGAAGTGTATTAAATACTAATAGAATAGGAGAGAACTATGGTTGTATTTCTTGCTGCAACCATATCATGCAACCAAGCACTGGGACTTCTTCAACGTATTACAAAAATTGTTGGACTAACAGAAATTCGTAAAACTATTTCCTTTTGTCCTATTACAATTCAAAAAGATGGAAAATGAGACACAAGACGATAAATGGAATCGTGGGTTGACTTTATTTGAAGAAAGTGTTTTAAAACCAGATCACGAACTTCGAAACTGTGCTCACAATCAAAAGTGTTACAACGAACTCATGTATATTCGGGAAGATGTCTTAAATTACCTTAAAGCTTTAAGACGATGAACGAATACTACTACGCTTTATTTTTAGTTTTTTCAATTCTGGCAGTCATGATTGTCTTGGATGAAAATGTAGCAATTTATGTCACTCTTATCTTTAAGATTATAAAAATTAATTTTGAAAGAATTTGGTGGATGATAAGATTTCATCCAAAGAATCCCATTACAAACTTGATGATGAAGTGGAAATATGATAAACTTGCAAAAGATCTTGAAAAGAGGTGAGTGATAAGGAAAGAAGTGGTGGAATAATGGTGTAGAATGTAAACACACATTTAAATGCCCTGGACCTGAGTGGCAAAGAGGCAGAATATACAAAAAACAGGAGGTAACTAGACTTGGGGATGTTTGATTATCTAAGAAGCTCTTACGATTTAGGAGAACAATTTACAAATGTAGTGTGCCAAACCAAAGACATTGAAGATGGTATTGGTGGCACAATGACTGACTATTGGGTAGATCCCAGTGGTCAATTGTGGAAACCATCTTATATCGGCACTCATACCTTTGAAGAAATCAAAGAGGATGATGAACGATATAGTAAACATGGATTCTTAAACTTTGAATGGATACCAACTGGTGTGCATGGTAAGTATCAACCATATGATATCACAAAGTATATTGAAGTGTATCCTGCCAACTGGAAAGGTAAATGGGAAGACTGGCCTCTATGTAGAATTCATTTTGTAGATGGTATTCTTCAAGATTTTAAAGTATTTTCCCAAAAATCCTCTTAATAAATACATTCAATCGAATTCTACCATGCTTTCCACACAATATCGTCTTCGTCTTGAGTTTATTTGCAACAGAATTGCAAATCACGAAGAAGTTCAGTTAGAAGATATGATTTGGGCAGAAAAACTTGCAAAAGCAAATCGTTCTGCTGGAACAATGCTTCGTCAGGCACGAAGAAAGGCAGAAAATCCTGATATGCAAGAAGGTGATTTAGATGATTTTTTAAATCAACTTGATATTGGGGATTTTGGTCATGAAAGATTTGGAAGAGGTCATTTTGAAAGTGTTGATGATATTGTAGATTTCTTCAAAGAAGATAAACCCGAGGATTGGAGGCAAAGAGATTGATGCAAGCAGTTTTATATACAAAAGATAATTGTCAAGAGTGTGATAGAGCACGAATGCTTTTAAACACTCTGAATGTTTATCATTTAGAGTATAAACTTTCAAAAGATTTTAATGAGAAACAATTTTATTCTGAATTTGGTTCTCAAGCGTCTTTTCCGCAGGTTGCAATTGATTATAAACATGTTGGAAGTCTCAAAGAAACACTTCAATTTTTTAAGGATAGGAAAATTATATAATGTATAGCAAGCCACTTTTAGGAACGAATACTGATAAAGTCAAACTTTCTTGGTTAGAATACATTTGGTTTTCTTGTATTCAACAAGGATGGTATAATTGCTGGTATTCGTTTAAGAACTGGGCAGACTTGATGGGAAATAACTATCGAGATTATGCACTTCTCAAAGAAGATGATCCATTAGAGCAGTGTATTCTTTACTTTTGGGATAGTTTGGAAGATGAGATTTATCCTAAAGAGTTTCTCGAAAGCCTGCTACAAATGTCTGATGATGTAAAAACTGGTAAGGTTGAAACTTATTCGTTGGATGATACTATAAGTCGATTAGAAGACCTTGTAAAAAATGTGGAGTTGAATGATGACTGAAAAGAAACTAATTGACAATTGCTTTTATGTTGAGAAATCTCAAAGGGGTGTCTATCATTCCTTTGATAAAAAAGAAAAAAGATTGATTACTTCTCTTACTGAAGATGTTTGCATTAATGCAACAAGATTTTATCTTAAAGGTCTTCAAGAAGGATTTGAAGATGTAAAATCACATCAGGGGACAGTAGATGGAAAACTCTAATTATCTCTATCACGTTTTAGATCCTACAACACCTTGGAATGCTTTTTTAGAATACTGTGAGATATGTTATCAACTCAATGTTCCAGGGCAACCAAACATCAATAGATTTTTAGGTTATCGTCGTTATCTTAAAGAGGTTGGAGTTTTGTAATGAGTGACCCGTATTGGTTTCAGAAAAAGTGGGGGAATCAAGAAGTTCCTGTTGATATTTTGCTTAAGAAAATAGAAGAACTTGAAAAACGAATTATTGTTTTGGAAGAAGAAAACGTTTCAACCACAAATGAACTTTATCGTCTTGAAAACTCTTTGGATGCACGTATAGATATTCTTGCCGAGTATTGTAGGATTTCCTAAGATGTATGAGGAATTAGATACTTTTGAACGTTCTCTTGCACATTTTGGCACAAGAGTTGATATAATATGTGCAATGGAAATGGGAGGTCGTATTGATGCTGAAACAGCTTACAAAAATATTAAAATGGAACTCAAAGAACTCAAACGAGCAAGAAAACAATACCGAAAGGAAGTGTAGTAAATGCGGTGAGGTCAAACCACTTGACAAGGACCATTTTCAGGTGGTAAAATCGTTCAAGACAGGGTTCTCATATTACTGTAACACTTGCAACAAACCATCTAAGAAAAAACATGACTGACTTTGATTATAAAAAGTATTCTCTGGAACATTTGGAGAATTGGTTACATGATGCAATGTCTGCTGATGAAGCAACACCACAGGAGATTTATGATGTCATTAAAGAAGTTGTAAGTGAAAACTACCATTACCATAAACATCATGTGAGTCAAGCATATGAACTGCTTTCATTGTTGAATGCTGTTGACTCAAAAAAAACTTCTTCGGTTTGTGATAAAGATAATCCGTCAGAAGAATGTAAAAAGTCTTGGAACAATTTCTGCGATGATGAAGTGGAACACTCTGAATATTATTATGATTATGATCGCAACAAATCAGTAAAAGATTTGATTAGAAAGTGGATTATTCCTGTTGAAATTGATTCAAGTGGTGAATATTTTATTTTACTTCCCGACGACCTTTTAGAAGCAGCAAATCTTAAAGAGGGGGATCAAGTTGAATGGGTTGATAATGGCGACAGAACATATATTCTCAAAAAGGTAAATTCAAATACAATTTTTTATCATCCCGTATAATAATGGCACTCTCACAATCAGTAGAAGAATCACTTAAAGAAGCAGAAGCATCTCTTCGCAATGCTCTTGCATATGCAGCACGACAGGAAAGACCTTTTGTTTGTTTATCTATTTCAAAAATGGTTCAAGAAATTGAGCAACTAATAACTTTTGATAGTTTAATGGATAAACTTGAGCAAAGAAAACCTGGTGATAGTGGTTCTTTTGGAACATTCTTTGGTGAGTAAATAATTGTAACTCAACTCTTAAAATAATATTAAGAAACGCAACTTTTTGATTAAATAATGTTAGAATATGCTCACAATCTAAAGAATACTATGACTCTTGCAAAATCTGGATATTGTAAACTTACAAAAGAAGAATGGGAAGAATTAACTGCCCTAAAAGAGGCAATTAATTATAACCCAAGCACAGTAACTCCAGATAAAATGGAAAAGTTTACAGAACTCTTTGTACGTTCTCTTGAAGAACGTGGGGGCTATCAAAGTGTTGATGTAGTATAGGCATTACTCTCTCAATGCGTAGATTTATTATTTTTTCCCTATTGGGAATCATTGCATATAATTATTTCCTGATACAACGAGACGATCAGATGTTTCGAAAATATTATCAGGACAAAGCACAAACTGAAATGAATTCTTCACAATGACCTACGAAGCAAAAATCACTCTGAAGTTTGACAGCACTTGGGAACAGACACGGGGAATTTGTGATGAAGAAATGACCGAGTTATGAAGCAATTTATATGGGAGAAGAAAAAAGAACTATCCGAAGATTTTTGCAAGCACTGTATCGAAAAGTTTGAATCTGACGAAAATAAAATTGTCGGAATGCTAGGAACTGATAGCATAGTGGATCTATCAATGAAAAGATCATTAGATCTTCTTATGTCTGTTTTTCCTCAATGGAATGAAGAAGATCGAGTATTTTTTAATTCAATTCATAATTGTTTGTATGAATATACAAATTACCTTGAAAAAGAATTTAATAAAAATGACTTATTCAATCCCTTCGTTTATTCTGAAAAGTATAATTCAAATTTTGTGGATTCGGGATATCAAATTCAAAGAACCAAACCTGGAGAATTTTATGATTGGCACTCTGATACTAACATAATGGTTGTTCCACCTAAAGTTAGATTCCGAGCAATAACATACATATGGTACTTAAATGATGTCCTTGATGAAGGATACACTGAATTTATAGATGGAACAAAAATTATTCCAGAGGCAGGTAAATTATTATTGTTTCCAGCAACTTGGGAATATGTTCATCGTGGAGTTAGTCCTAAAAAAGATACAAAATACATTGCAACAGGATGGTTTTCTTCTGAATTTACTATTACTTAATTTTTAACAATGAAACCTAATTTTCGTAAAGTTTTAGAAATGACTCTTGAAGAAGGTGTCCGTTTCGGTTATAATCGTGCTCATAAACACGTAGAAAATCCTCATGAGGATGCTGTAGTTGATTGTGTAGTCGATAGTGTGATAAACTCTTTGTATGAATGGTTCGATTTTGGGGAAAAAAATGAGTCTAATTAAGTTTAATTATAAAGAAGATTTTGGACATGAATGGTATGTTCAAGTCCTAAATGTAAAAAACTGGAGTTTGCTTCAAGGATCAGTCAGTTGGAATGACTTTCCTGGATGGCCTTATCTTCAAATTACATTCGGAAGTAATGGTTTGTTCGGTATTCTGTTCTGGGCATATAAGTTTGGACTAGATATTGATATTCTCTCCCGCACTTGGAATTTTAAGTACTTGAATGAATTAGATGAAGGATCTCCTAGAGACCAGTCTTGAAACTGGCACACTCACCCCCGAAAAGGGTGAAACTACCCCTATAATGAGTATATTCAAAACAGACTCATGACTTACAAAGCAACTCTCAAGGTTAAGTTTGATGCTGAATGGACTTCCACCCATTACAGCAGTGGTTTCGATGACTATGTACTTCCCGATGCGACGTGTGACTGTAAAACCTAAATCTAGCAAGGCAAAGAATCGTCTTGCTAACACAATGGACGGTAATCCTGTGTGTGTTGTGGAGCAGGACACTGGCGGGGAGTTGTTTCTCGCATCAGTAAATCGCAAATACTTCTTTTGGGTATCAGTCCGTGAGGGTGTAAATCGTTTTGGTGATAAATCTGACGCACACTGGGAGGTGTTGTGAAAATGAAACCTAAAATCCGTGTTATCCTTGAGTTAGCGATTGAAGAAGGTGTGCGTCGTGGGTATGCACGAGCACACAAGCATGTTGAAAATCCTGCCGAAGGTGCTATAATAGAGCACATTGAAGAGGCAGTGATGTCTCAAATCTACGAATACTTTACTTTTGACGAGGAGGATTTCTAATTATGAGTAGAAAAACCCGAGCACAGCAAGTAATGAATGAGTATTATAGTAAGTTGAGTCCAGGACCATATTATTATGATAGTCTCGCTGTTGCTGCTTCTCTCCGTGAAGCAGTAGAAGGTCTCAATATTGAACCAGACCCTGACCGAGAGTTGAGTATTGAAAAGCATCATTTCATTCGGGGACAAAACTGGGTCAAGGATGCTATACTGCGTCTTGCTGATGAATTGGAGTCACTATGAAAATTGATATAACGATGGAAGAGTATGGTATAATTATTAATGCTTTACATTATTATAAGAAAGTAGAGAAGAAAGGAAACTTTCAGCAGTATGATGATAAAAAAGTCAACGACTTGAGAGATAAACTCGCACATCAAATGGTATGGGAACAATGATTGACTGGAACACAAGATTTCAAGCACTACCTGACGCAGAAAAGGATAAGATTGCTCTGTTGCGAGTGATTGAATGTACGAATGGTATTATTCAGTATAAGTTCCGTGATGAGGATGAAGATGCCTTATCAGTAGAAGAAACCAGAGATGCGATGAAGTTCTCTATGGGATGTATGAAACGAATGGAAATCCCTTTGGGTGAAGAAGTGATTACATTTGCTCCTGATACTGCGGAACTCTTCACTGAAATGAGACGATTGTATATCTCTGGTGCGAAACAGAATAATCAGGCAGATTATAATGAGTTTCTCAAAGGTTCTAAAGCAAATCTACTTGCGGTAGGTAAAGAACGCATCTTGAAAGCAAGACGACTTGCATTCAATCATATTGACGAATTACCACCTCATACATTAGAATGGGGACTTGCATATATCTTTAGTTTTGCTGGGTGGTGATTTATGTTATTTGAAAAATCATTACTCAATTTCTTACAAGGAACTATGACAACGATTGATCCCCGTTCAGTTAAAAAAGAAAATATTGATGAGTATATGATGTTAAAAATTTTGGAACGATTGGATCATATTGAAGAACAAATTGACGATCTTATTTTTTCACTGAAGATTGAATTTAAGGGTAAAGGTAAGGATGAACGATGATATGCCTTGGGTGATTGGATTGACTGATGAGGAAGTCCAAGAACTTCGTAGTAAGAAACAAGAACTCACACAATACGGAAAGGAGAAAATCCGAGAACTTATGACTCACGAAGAAATGCTTGAGGAAGCAGCACGAAGAGAGTTAGCAAACAAATCATTTGAAGAACTCACCAAAGAAGAACGAATCAAACTTGCTCTTGAAGAGGTTGATTGGATTGTGATTGGTGGGCAAGATGGTCAAGAGTTTTATAGTTCTATTCAGTTTCTTCGTAAGGTGTTGAGGAGTTTGAGATGAACACTCTGGGTATTATCAAGTTTTTTGTTCCATATGCCGACAGAAACGACAAGGGAGAAGTCATTAGTTTGAACATTCCTTGGGGATTTTTTATTCTTGTAATCATTGCTTCTTTAATCTAATGAAAATCGCATTTAATGGACATTCTCCCACTGAAAGAGAAACTGAACTGACTCAAGAAGAACTTGCACTTATCTTTGAGGTGATGAAACAAAAGTTTCTGGATCATATTGAGTTTGGTAGGTTTAATTGCAGTTATCAAACTCACGATCAACTTGCTGTTACAAAACTCTGCGACGATCATCAGGTTGATGTAGACTACGAAAAAGACAGAGTTGCTTTCTTTAAAGCAATCGTAGATCAAATGGAGAACCCTTATCAATGAACGAAAGGGACACTGACTACTTCAAAGAGAATAAAATGCTCGTCAACCCAGATGAGTTTCTGCTTGATAACATCAAAGCATATCACTATGAGGTGATGGATGAAGGTCATCATGTATGGATGGCATTCTATATGGAAGGCAAGACAGGACACTTGAATATCTTCCTGAATGATGGTAAGATTCGAACACGTTATGAGGAATGGGAAGATACTACTGAAAGTAAGTGGGACGATCCTATTCCTGATGGTGTTGATCCTTGGAACCTGAGAGGTAGAAGTTAGTAAAAGTAATCATGATTGAAGTAAAAGAAAACGAAGATGGATCACTTGATATCTCATGGGATGAAAATGATCCGCAAGAAAGTATCTTAAATACTTGGACAGAAGAAGACTTTATCAAGGCTATCACTGATCGTTTAGAGGAATTGAAAGTTGGACTTACCGACGTGGATGAATGAAGTAGTAACAAATGACTGATAAAATCAAACTTCTTCTTGTTTTAGATCAAGTGAATAATATTACAAATCTTCTGGAGGGTAATGAATATGAATCCTATCTTTATAGTCGGTTAATCACGGTCAAATATGAGATTGAAAGGCAGTTGACTAACCTCAATCATTCTGCTAACATTTTAAAGTAATCTATAAAGATAAATGAAGCAAAAATACCTTTACATTGTTGACCATTTTGTTGGTTTTCCTCAATCAGAATATGGTGGAGTATGGAATGTCATTGCAGAAACTGATAACGAATGTTTTGATTTGATCTCAAAGGCTGACAATGGAGATTATGAAGAGTGTTATGTAAATCTTCGTAACAATGTGGCAAAGGCACCCCGATTTGCTCTTGCTGATGCTGTAGAATCTGTTGTGGTTGACCGATTTGTAACCTGATGAAGTTCAAGTTTCCTCACAAAGCACCAGAAAATTATCATTATGAACAAACACAATTCAAACGTAATGTGATTGCTATTTGGATTTGTGATGACCGTAAATATGACTACAATAATGGTGAACCAGTTAAGTGTATTTGGGGTTTTTTGAATACAAAAACGAGCAAGTATTATGCTCCTATCAATTCTAAAACTGTTGGTAAAATTGTAGAATCAGAAAAGACAACTCCATACACTGCTATGCAAATTAAATTTAATCCTCTTGAGGCATGTTTTCAATGAATAATATGAACAAGAATAACATCATCGAAATAGAGTCTTTTTGGAACAATCGAATATGTGAACTTCTTACAGAAGATAGACTTGATGACTTTGATGCACTTTATCTCGAATATGTGGTGGATGGCCAATCCCCTGATGAGTTTCTGTTTCTGGAGTATTTGAATGGTGTTTGTTAAAGGTTTAACTGTAAACTACAACTCAATTACTGGAGTGATTGATTTTATTACTGAAAAATCTATTTCGATCTTAATTCGTAAAGGAAAACATAGGTCGCAAGATGTTAAAGTTGTAGTTTATGCGTCAGATTTCAGTAAAATTGAGTTGCTTGATGAAAAATGAAATATGAGGTTAAATACTTGAGGAAGAAAACTAAAGGTTATTCTCAACAATCTGCAATTTTTTATGATATTCAATCTGCAATTTTTTGGGAGAGTGTTGTAAAAAGTCAGGGTGCAGAAGAGATTATTATTTGTCCCAAGTGAACTAATACTCAAGGAGGGTAAAAAATGAAAACATCCTCAGATTTTCCATATGCTTCCTTTCCAATTCGTTTGGAGTTTAAGGAGGGAAAAACAATGAGAGTTTGTTACTTTCAGGATCAAACTCATCTTAATAAGTATTTGATTAGTCACAAAATTAGTAAAAAACAGGCAGGAATAAAATATAACGAGAAAACAACTGGGGGCGAGTAAAGTGTTTCTATAGTGTAGAGACAACTGCAAATCTAAATGTTTGACGAACTCTGGCAAGAAATCCAAGATTCTTCTGGTGAAATCTTCGATATTCCTGAGGATGAACTAGAAGAAATCCATCGAACTTTTGCTATGTCTGAGGAAGAGTTTTTGATGACTTTTGATGACAACTCAAACTGATTTCTAATGGCAACCTGGACTGCTAACATCAAAACTACACCAACAGGATCAATTTATCCTGTAAAGGTTCATGCGGATGCGTATTCGACCGCAAGAGAAGAGATTGAACGTCTTTATGATCCAATCTTTATGACTAATCTGAGAAAGATTAGTTCTTCTTTGTCATCTTCCTCCGATAGTTCTGGTGTAGGTGCCAATTCAATTCTTTGGTTGATTGGTATTTTTATTGTTATGGTCTTTTGGCCAGTAACTCTAACAATTATTGCAATCTGGGTTATCTACAAAATTGCTCAATTCTTTCAAGACAATGCTTGACTCTGATTTACTTTTTCGTTACGAAGAAGGTAATGTAACTGAAGAAGAGTTTGTGACTCTTTTTCAGCAAATCTATGACACTCAAGCATACAAATGGTTGCAGGGTCATTATGGTCGCACACTGTCTACATTGTGCTCTGCTGGTATTATTCATCTTTCTTAATTATGACTCCTGATACTTACACTTTCTCTGGTGATATTGTCACCTTTCTTGGTCTGGTTGGTGTTGCATCCACTTTTTTAATTGTTGTTACTGCATTTCGCAGATTCTTCAATTCTCCTTACAATCTGCGTGTGACACCTAAACAACCGTCCACTAAATTGCCTACCGACAACGAAACTCCCGTATCCTAAACAATGACTGACACCGTTAACGTTCTTCCTCACATCAACGAACTCAAAGAAATCTGGCGCAAGCAAGATTTCATTTTCACTAAAGATCAACAGCAACAATATGATATTTTGATTGCTGCTCGACATGAACGAGTTAAGTATTTTTATCAAAACAATCTTGTTTATAAACCTTTGACCCGTAAAGAGGTGGTGATCTAAATAATAAAAAGATTAGTTTGGATTGCAATGAAGACATTTCGGGAGTTTATTTCTGAAGCATATGATAAGGATGTAATGTCATCCTCACAGATACGTCGTCAAGGTGAAGGGGGACGTATCGGTGCTGAGCGTAAGAAATCTGCTCCTGAAAAACGTCGAATGAAAGCAGCAGGTGGCGGCAAAATGGTCCCCGCTAAAGATTACAAACTTCGCAAAGATATTGGAACTCAACGTAAAACAGAAACAAGAGTTCAACAACCAGAAAAAGAAAGAGGTTCAGCAGCTCTTTCGGCAAAAGAAGCACAACGTAAAGCATACTTAGAAAGAAAACGTAGAGAGGCAGGAGAGAAAACTAAGACAGCATCTGAGCTCTTAAGAAAGAAAGAAGCACCTAAGAAACCAGTTGCTGGTTATACTCCACCCAAAGCATCTGGAAAAACGAAAGAAGAAAGAAAGGCTTTATACAAAAGAGGTGAAACTGCACTGAGGGATGTTGTATTGAAGAGTACAGGCAAAAAGAGTGAATCGGAGTTAAAAAATCCAATCACACAATCTGAGATCACCAGAAGAAACAAAAAGAAAAGTAAGTAAACTGGGGGCGAGCAAAGTGTCTCTATAGTATAGGCACTTCCTCCCAAATGACCCGAATTGAGATCCAACGCAAACTCTATGATGCTCGCAATGCTTATCTGAAAGCAAAGAAAGAGATGGAGTTTCAACAACGTGAAATTGCGTTCCTGAAGCAGTGTGAAAAGGAACTCAATCAACCTTCCCTGTATGAACAACTGTATGGTGTTTGATTATGAAAACTGTTGAAGTTTCTGTTACAACTCTGGAAACTCTAATTGAGGGTTTGCAGGATGCACTGAATGTGTGCTATAATGTAGATTCAACTGATAATAATTGCGAACGCAGTTATCCTTTTGCAACTGGATATAGTCGAGGTACGATGGAATGTCTTATTAAAGATCTCGAACGTCTAAAGTCCCAAGCAAAGTAAAACAACTGGGGGCGAGCAAAGTGTCCCCATATTAGATTATGATTCCCATGCAACTTCAACTCCGTCCGCATCAAGAACGTGCTGTTGCTGCTATGCAAAAGCACAACAAAGGTCAGGTGATTGTGCCTACTGGTGGTGGCAAGACTCTGAAGATGATTTATGATGCTCTGCGTG